ATGCGGCCAGCCTGCGTGAGCAAAAGCAGGAATTGCAGGCGCTGCTGAATAAAATCAGCCCGGTAAACCGGGCGCTGGATGAGCTGGATACCATTCAGCAGAGCCTTGCCAGTTTTCGTGGTAAATCTCTGGTAAGCCTTGAACAGTACGAGCGTTACAGCGAAATACTGGAAACCACGCGCACCAGATTGCTGGAAACGCAGGAGGCGGAAACCGCAGAGGGCCGCGCGCGACTGGAGCAGGCCAGAGCGGCGCAGCGAACCGCCGCGACGGCGCAGGCCTTCGTTTCCTCTCTGGAAGAGCAGGTAAACGCCATCGGTAAAACCCGTACCGAATTGCTGGAGCTGAAAGCGGCGAAGCTCGGCGTTTCCCAGCAGACCGCACCGCTGATTGCCCGGTTGCGTGAGCAGGACGAAGCCTGGAAGAAAGGCGTGATAAGCGCGGGCCAGTATCAGCAGGCGATGCGCATGTTGCCGATGCAGATCACCGATGTGGTGACTTCCCTTGCGTCAGGAATGCCGGTCTGGATGGTTGCCATCCAGCAGGGCGGCCAGATTAAGGACTCATTCGGCGGTATTGGCAATGCGTTAAAAGCGGTTATGAGCTTGCTCTCCCCGGCGCGGCTGGCGTTCGGCGGCTTGATTGGGGTTGCTGGTTTGCTTGTTACGGCCTGGTATCAGGGCAGTAAGGAAGCAGAAGAATTTAACAAGCAGCTTATCCTGACGGGGAACTATGCTGGCAAAACTGCCGGTCAACTCAATGACCTGGCACGCGCTATCTCGAAGAGTGGCTCCACGCAGGGAGCCGCGGCGGGTGTACTGTCGAAGGTGGTGGGAAGCGGCAAGTTCAGTGGCGAAGAACTGGAGGCCGTGACCAGAGCCGCGCTGGCGATGCAGCAGAGCGTGGGGCAGTCAGTTGATCAAACGATCCGCGCCTTTGAAAAACTCAAAGAAGCGCCCACGGCGGCTTCAGCCGAACTGAACAGCCAGATGCATTACCTCACTGCTGCGCAGTTTGAATATATTTCAGCTCTTGAGCGTCGCGGGGATAAGGAGGCCGCCGCCGCAGAGGCGCAGAAATTATATGCCAATGCAGCAGAGCAACGGGCTAAAGATGTCGCTGACAGTCTTGGTTACATTGAGCGTGCGGCAAGCTCTGTTGCAAGCGCAGCTAAGCAGATGTGGAACGAGCTTTTAAATATTGGGCGACCAGCCACTACTCAGGTGTTATTGGACGCAGTTAATAAGCAACTTAAGCAGTATGAAAAAACCCGCGCCGCAGCAGCTGCTGCTGGGCAACGCGACTGGATGGGGGAGGGTTATCAAAAGCTTCTCGAACAACAGAAGCAGCTTGAATTCGTCATTGCCTCGCAGAAAGGTTACACCGAAGCGATCAATGAGCAGAAAAAGGTCAACGAAGAGGCCATAACTGCCCAGCAACTGGCTAATCGCTGGCTGGATGCTGGCACCACAGCCGCAGAAAAACGCACCGCAGCACAAAAAGAGCTGAACAAAGCAATTGAGGCGAACGCCAAAGCGGCCCGGCAAACCGCCCATGCACCCGACGAAAAGGATCGGGTTCATAAATGGAGTGAAGCCGAAATCGCAAAAATGCGTGCAGCAATCGACAAGACTTATAGCGATCCCAAAACGTCCAGGGAGCCGTCAGTAAAAAATGATGCTGCAACACGAATGCTTCTGGCATCGCGCCAGCGGCTCGCCGTCCTTCGCGAGCAGCAAGCCGCCACAAACTCGCTAACTTTTCAGGAACAGCGCCTTGTTGAGTTCAACAGGCAGATTGCTGATCTTAAAGAAAAGGGGGTTTTGACTTCTGAGGAAAAAAGCCTTCTTGCAAAGGCAGATGAAATAAAACATTCGCTTGAGCTGGAGGCCAGCGAGTCACGCAGAATCGAAAACCAGAAAACGCTTGCTGCTTACCTTAAAACCTCTGCTGCTTACGTCACGCAACAGGAGCAGGCAGTAGAATTATTGCAGAAGAATGCGACGGTATCCGACAGGGAGGGGCGATTCAATGCCCAACTGGCCCAGCTAAAAATCGGGTATGAAAATAACCCGGCATCAAAGCTTATCGGCCCCGAACATGAGAGAGCGCTGAAAGCCTATCAGGAGCAAACAGACGCCGCCAGAAGGAGCTGGCAGGCGCAGGAGGCTTTGCGGGGGGATTACCTAAAGGGTGCCCAGAAGGGATGGGCTGACTTTGGGGAAGAGGCTACCAATGTTTATGCCCAGATGCAGGACATCAGCAAACAGGCCTTTACCGGGATGGCATCGACCCTGACGGAATTCTTCACTACCGGCAAGGCCAGCTTTACCGATTTTCTGAAGACGTTCCTGAAAGGGATTGTGCAGATGATAAATCAGCTGGTTGTGTTCAATGCTATTCAGGGCGCAGCCAAATCTATGTCTGGCTCCGGGGTGGGATGGATTAAGGGTATTGGCGATTTCTTTGTCGGCCACGCTGAGGGGGGTTATACGGGTGATGGTGGCAAATACGAGCCAAAAGGGATTGTGCATGGCGGGGAGTTTGTGTTTACAAAAGAGGCCACAAAAGCTCTTGGGGTGAACAATCTCTACGCACTGATGCGTAGCGCTCAGGGTTATGCCAATGGCGGATATGTGGGTAAAGCGCCAATGGTCGGGTTAACAGGTACTGGCGGTGCTGGTGGTAATATCAGCATCAACACCTCCGTGTCTGTCACGACCGGTAATCAGACCCCGCAAGCTGGCGAAACAGGGAGTTCTGACGCTATGAAAAGGGCGTATCAGCAGACCATCGACAAGTCGATCCGTGAGGGTATCCTGAAAGAAACCCGTCCTGGTGGCATCATCTGGAACGCGACAAAATCACGCTAAATTGATTTTGATCAAAGTTTTGGGCTTCTCCACCGCTACGCTTTTCCTTTGTCGAAGGGAAATGAGTATTTCTTCAGGGGGCATCATGAAAAACTGGGGATGGGGTTTGCTGGCTGTGGGCTTGGTATGGGCTTTTATTGCCTTCAATATGGATGTGACTGTTTTAACGGAAGGCGGAAGCCGGGTTAATAATTTGGGGCTTATAGCCTCCCGGCAAAATCACATCTTTATAGGCGCTTTTATCATCCTCTGCGGCCTGCTGGTAGCCCTTCTCGGTAAAGGCGACAGCGAAAAGCAGGTTAAATGCCCATTTTGTGCCGAGCTAATCAGCGCCGAAGCCTGCAAATGTAAACACTGCGGTAGCGCTGTTGAGCCTGCAAACGAGACAGCGCCGGAGGTGGCGCCGGTCGGGGCTGATTTCGTGATCGGCGAAGGGGAGTCCGCTGAACTAAACCGTGAAGCCATTAAAGCTCTGGCTGCGCGCTATGTTTCCCGTATGCCTCGCGAGCAGGCTGACGAAATTATGGCGAGCAATAAGCAGGAGATTAGCAAGCTGCGGGCTGGTATGCCGCAATCTTGCGCCGAACGGTTTGACGCCGCTCTGGAAAGTGAATTGACGGCGCTACAGCACGTATGGGGGGCCGCGAAACCCTGAAAAGCACTACTGACTATCAGACCCGCCCACCGAGGCGGGTTTTTTGTTGCCCGGAGGAAGCTGAATGGCAATAGAAACCTTCAGCTGACTAGCACAGATTCAGGCGGGAAGGCAGGGAGAATGCACACCATTGTATCTATGAAAAGGAGGGTATCAGCAGACCATAGACAAATCTATTTGGGAGGGTCTTCTGAAAGAAACCCGTCCTGGTGGCATAATCTGGAAAGCGACAAAATCACGGTAAATTGATTTTGATCAAGGATTTGGGCTTCTCCACCGCTACGCTTTTCTCTTTTTTCCGAGGGAAATGCATGAAGTATCTTGGTTGGACGGTGTTGCTGGTTGGTGTGCTATGGGCAGTTGTGGCCCTGAACATGGATGTTAGCGTTGAGACTGGCTATGGCGCCAGGGTAAACAACATTGGTCTGATGGCAGCGCGTCAGAATCACATTATCATTGGTGCCTTTATCGCTCTTTGTGGGCTTCTGATGGCTATATTTGGCAACAGAAAGGATGATTCAGGCCCATTGGTAAAATGTCCATTCTGTGCGGAGCTGGTAAAGCCAGAGGCCGTTAAGTGCAAACACTGTGGTAGCGATTTAAGCTCGTGCCCGGCAGCAGAAAAAGAAAAGGGTGGAAGTCATTATTTAATTGGGAGTGGACAAGACGCCAAATTAAACCGCGATGCCGTTCGCGAGTTAGCCCTAAAATACTACAATCATATGTCCCGTTATTCGGTTGGTGAGATTTTGATAACACATTTACCTGAAATTAACAGGATACGCGCAGAGCTACCTCCATCCTGCGCTAAAAATTTTGAGGAAGCGCTTGAGGCTGAATTGTCCGCGCTGAAAAGCTCATAAGGAGCGCATTGTGGAGCTTATCACTTCTGCTGATATTGTTGGCTATAACGCGGATATGCTTTCACGCTATGAGCGAGCCATGTTAATGAAAGCTGCTGGGAATTATGATGAAGCAGAAGAATTGTTATTGCCTTCTGTTAATCCACCATCAATTTACCACGGCCACTACCGTGA